TAACAACCTCCTATAAACCACTTTACACAGGAATAATGGCCTTAATATCAATTAGTTATACTCTTAAATATGAAATTTCTATTGCTCCTGAGTATAGGTTTTCTAAATGTGGAAAATGTTTTAATATTAAAACAGGTCGGCAAATAAAAAAAGTTTGCAATAATGGGTGTATTGGATATTCTATTAGAGGTAAATTCAAATCATTGAAATATCTAAGAGGTTTTTTGCGTAAAATAGAAAAATCTAATTGCCCTTTTTAAATTTATTAACCGTACCTTCAAGTAGACCTCCGGCAAAATAAAAGCTAATGATAATCAAAACAATAGTTCCTAAATTTTCATTATTAAGCTCGTATATTGTTGTTATTTTATCAGTTGATTTTTCTTTTAAAATGTAAAAAACATGAACTATTGATGTGGCTAAATGGATCAATAAAAAGCAGAAACTAAACATTATAGCTAGTATTCTTTGTGCTAATTTAAACGGCTCATAAAGAACGAGCATCTTTTGAAAGTAATCTATTTTTTCTTCTTTTGTTAGGATAGATTTATCAACACCACTAATTAAAGAATCACCTAAATTTTTAGGATTGAATATTTTGGCTAAAGCTTTTAACATGATTTAATTATCAATCTAAAAGATTCTCCTTTTGTATCTAGCATTAAGTTTTGAAGATCCACAATGTCTAATAAAATACAACCTTGCGAATGGCTAGGTTTATGCCCTTCGTGTATTTCAATAAACGTTCTGCCGTGTACTTGAGGAATATTAAACCACGTATGTTTACCGTGCTTATCTCTTTTTACGATATACTCACCTTCTGGAATGCATGACAACCCTACTTTATTGTCATTCCAAGGTAGCTCTAATGTGTCTATTGAACTATCAAATAGCTCAATATAACCTATTGTTCTATCAGCTTCGTATGTTCTTAATAGCGTGTATTCTTTCATTTATTTTTAACTCCTCCATAAAGATTTTTTAAAACAACCATTCCGGCCGATCCTAGGCCTCCAAAAAAACTCATAGCCTTAAAATCAAATGGAATATCTACTTCGTAGAACATTGTTAATAGAAAGGCTAAAACATAAGCTCTAATACACCATATTGAGAAATAAAAAACTAGTAAGTCTTTCACATCATTTTTGTTTAATTCTCCGTCTGCGTCCTCTATTCCTTGTCTTATCCAATTCCTAAAGCTAGGGAATAAGATAAGGCATACCTCCGGCATGAATAACATAGAGGTAAATATATAAAATACTACTTCTGGGGGTCTTCTCACATCTGTAATTTCAACAACACTTTGTAGAATTGGTGTTAGCGCAAAGCTGTATATCCAGAATAGCATAAATTGAATAGTCATTAGTGCCTTTTTAGCCATAACATAAAAGAATACGCTAAGATAATCCCAAATATTGGTAAAAACGGTATATGATGCCTAAACAACCAATATTCAACTAATCTGAATATGCTTAAAATTACAAAAGAAAAAGCTATTTTACGTACTATATCATTTGATATATTTTTATTAATAAGATAATATATTAAAAAAGTCTTTACAATGTTTTCAAGATGGTACGCTGTGTAATGAGCGTACCACTTTAATTTTTGTTCAAAGTCAACAAAAAGGAATAAATCAACCCTATTATCATACCCTTCAAATAACGCATAAATAACAGGTAAAAACAAGGTCAAAAATAATCCTCCAAGAATAACCTTAATCATCGTCTGGGTCTTCTTCTTTGGGTCCTTGTCCCGGCTCTTCTGGGTCTTTCGGCATTCTGCTTAATAACTCTCTCATAGTTTAAAATTTAAGTTTAAAATAGCAATTTACTCTATTTAAAACTTATTTAATTATTTAAGCTATTATATACTGAAAAGTACCCCTAATAAAATGAATATCAGTAGATAAGGATTTAAAATATAAATCAGCTCTATTATTTGCCGCCTCTGCTTCTATATATCCTGAAAAATAATCCCCGTTCAAGTCTCTGCCTGATAAAACCCCAGAAATATCTGTTGATAAAGATATACTAGACGCGACAGGCAAATCAAAATTTACTATTGTTTCAGTTGATGTTGCCGTAGGGGTTATGTTTACCTTAAATGATACAATTATAGTGTTTCCAACCTTAACGTATCTAGATGATGATGATGAGGATGATGATACGTTTGCCTGACCGCTTACCGTTGGCGTAAATGTTGATCCCGTGTTATTATCAACATAACTTTTAACGCTTTCAGCACTCGGTATATTTGTAGATGTTGCGGTATCAAAACTATCATCATCAATTAAGGCGGCAACAGATGAAGATCCTAGCCCTAAATTAGTTCTTGAATCTGACGCACTTACAAGATCGCTCAAATTATTTGCTGACAATAAAGCACCACTTTGACCCGCAACACCACCCCCAAATGATCCAAATTGATTCGTCACAACAAAAGTTCCGTTACTTGCATCTGTCTCGTCTTTTTGCGCAATAAAAGCACCTAACAGAAACGCATTTCTAAAGCCGGAAGGAGCTAAATCTAATGGGTTGATTGCCCCTAAAGCTGATATAGCTTCATCTGAATTACTATAATATTCAGATCCGTAAACTATTCGGACATTAGAAGGGGAAAAAATAAATATGTAATGTATTCCTACTCTACTATTAGCACCGGGTATTGCGGCTACAACTCCACTTGGAGCATAATTAGCAACTTGAAAGGTAGTTTGATCTGTCGCTATAACGCCTGATGGAATAGCATATCTAAACGTATCTCCTCTATTCGAATTAAAAGCGGGTATAGTCGTAACATGAGGATCAATATAACTAACATCGTAATTAGATCCGTAATTAAAAATCCCGCCCGTTGTGACGATTAAGGTTAGATTAGTGCTGGCGGCACTTGGTATTACCTCGCCGACTGTTCTTAACGACCCTATTAATTCTGCAAAATCTTTAATTGAAGACCCTTCTTGCTGGACAGGGTTAGCTTCTGAGTCAACCCCCGTAATAGCTGTTAGAGAAGACGTGTAAGATGTTCGAAATAAAAATAATTTAGTTCTTCTTTCTGCCCGCGTCGGCACTGTGGTTTGCTGTTTTAAAGTGTCTGTATTATCGTCGGAATACCAGTAAGTTATATTGGGATTAGTAGAAGTTAATGCAACGTCTGTTTTTGCTGTCCACGAAACGGCTGTATATGTTGGGTTTTCTGCGTCTGTGTTGTTAAGAATCTGCCCTGCTCCGGCGGTTAAGTCTATAGTGTCGCCTGTTCCTAAGCCTCCATTTACGCTTGCAATACCTCCAAATCTTGCCCCTGTTGTTCGCGCATTCAATAAGGCATTATCTATACTGTCAAAAGAGGTCTGAACGTTAGACCCTTCGATTACATCAAACCCACTATCGTCGACTGATACACTAGAAGCTATAACCGCGGCAATAGTTGTAACATCCATTAACTCGATAAATGTTCCGTTATACTGGACGAAATAATATTTATCTACTTCTAACTGTCCCGAACTTAATGCAGTATCATTACTGTTTTTCCAGTCTAAAACACCTAATCCATTTATATTTAATGTAGACGCACCTGTGTTAGTCAAATTTATTTGTATAAGTATAGGTATACTTTGAGTGTATGAAGATGGATATAAGTCCGATATGCTTATAGAATAAGTATTAGCCGAACCCGTGGCTAATACCGGCCCTCGAAAATATACACCCGCTTTTTTATTTATCTTAGAATCTTTCATGTCTCCATGAACTGTTCTATGCGTTAAAGGGGTAATTGCTTCGGTTGTATTGTTAGCGTATTCGCTATCTATTTTAGTTGTTAAATCTGCGTCTGTTAATACACTCATTTTATATTAATTATGTCCTGAATCATGCGATGCGTCTTGATGTGATTTCACTATAGTTTCCGTGTCACTACCTATTTCTACTAGCTCTTGACTATTAAAAATCATATCTTTAACACTCCATGTTATTTGATTTGCGTAATATAATCTATTGTTATCATTCGTATCTCTTATAGTGTTAAATCCTAGAACATCTATATTTGATTTACATTTAACATTCATCTTTCTTGCAGACCTTCTAAATCCATTTTGATTAGAAGGATTAGTTAATTTTGACAAGTTTAAGTAGGTGACATTTTGAATAGTAAAGCCAGCGGATTCACCGGCGGATCGCCAACTCATTGTTGGTGACCCATCCGAAAGATAAAAGCCATTTTTCACCATCCGTTCAGTGTTGTTAATGGTTTGATCTGTATCGAAATGATCTAAATCAAAATCTAAATCGATACTGTTATCGTTGTTGACTGGTAATCTATTTATTTTAGTTTCTTGTAGTTCTTCACCGCTTGGCAAGGTTACAAACTCTATTTCTTTGTATTTGATTACACTGTAATCTGTCGCGTCTATAGGGTTTTCAAAATTACTAGATCCTATTAGGCTCCACATTAAATCATCATCATCTGAGGCGCTTATAAGATTAACCCCGTCACTACTCGCTGTCCTAAAGACAAGCTCGTAAAAGTACATGTACAATCTTATTTTAACTAATTCAAACGAATCGTCTAGTACCTGTGCGTATGTTTTTGCAATAATTCTATTACCTATTGTTAAATTTGATGTAGATATGTTTTCTATACTCGTGATCATTGCGCTAGTGTTTGATTCCGCTATATCACTAGATCTATAATCAACATCATACAATCGAAGTTCAAATGATTCATTTACTTTTGATTCTTGACCCTCTCGGAAATTTACATATATTTCAAATTCAGAATCTTCGTTTAATTTGTCCTCAAAAAACGTGTTTATGTTTTCCGTTAAAGACCAAGACCCGTCAGAGTTTAAATAATAATCCCCAACCTTTAACAGCCAATTAATATTTAAGCTAAATATATTTTTATTTAAGCTTATCAAATACTTAACCTTTAATTTGAATTTATCCGATCCTGAATATTCTATCACCCCAGAATATGAGATATAATTAACACCCCCATAAGTAAAATCATTTGCGAATTGACCTCCAACAACGGGGATAACCTCATAAATACCATTTAATGAATAATCACCTTCGTCCTGAGACTCTGTAACCCAGCTACCAAACCTTACTATATTCTTAGTCCACCCCGCGAAAGAATTTAACTCATTATTATAATAAATATCATTAAAAGGGTTTACTAAGCTTTTCGCAATATCTCTATTAATGATTAAATTAATTCGTCTGTATGATTGAATATTACTACGTGTATTTCCATCAGACATGTAGATCAATCTGTTACTATCTGATGCGTTTTTTATATCAACATAAGGGTTTAAATGAGACCCATTAGCAACGTATACGCCATTTTTTGTAAACTCCCTATAATTCCAAGTGCTTAAAGATTCCGGAATTCTAATGATGTAGTAATAGTTTCCCCAACTAATTAATCTAGCTTGAAAAGGCTTTAAAATCCGATCGACAACATCAGAGCATTTTAAAATATTATTTCCTTTGTAATATGTAGATACGTCTACGTATGTCTGAAATAGCGGATCGTCTGAGGTTGTTGTATTCATTCCCTCAGAAAAAATATTAACCCCACACCTTATATTTTTGCTTATCCCCAACTTTTTTAAGCAAAAAGCTAATATTTCAATTACATTTATTTGCCCTTGTAAAGCGGTTTGAACTAGTTCGTAATTATTATTTGAGTCCTCATATTCATCAGCGAAGTTATATTTGTTTAAATCGCTTAATCTGTCAGTAAAAGTAAAGTACGATGTGTAAGGGGTTGCGCTATAAGACTCCTCACCTAATGAGGGTATATTAAGACCTTTAAAATACAACTCACTACTAACAGGGTTGTTTAAATCTGCCGGATTTCTATACCATTCGATTAAATATTTTTTTTCGCTCTGAGTATATAAGTCGTTGAATTTATTATCTACTTTCGATCTAATACCAATCACTACACTTGAAGAGTCAACACCGCTAAAAAAATCTGATCCTGTTTTTCCTCTTGAATAAACCAACGGGTCAACCGTTAAAGTCTCGTCATCCTGTGCATTTATAGCTATTTCTTCGGCACTCCCTACATAGTCTTTTTCTAGGATACGAATTAAATCAACATCGCCATACCTACCCGTATAAGAGTAAAAATATTTTACATTATAAATATTATCTTCATCATCAAAAAAAAGATTCACGGTTCTTTCTTGCGTACATCCTAGAGAATCTTTAACAAATAATTTATGCTCACCTACCCCTAACCCATTAAATGTGTAAGTGTAAACATTACCATCTACCGCATCAGCCGCAAATCCTTGAGTTGAATAATCAAAGTTGTATTTACCGAACTTGATGACCGCTTGACTTTGTGCTGTTATTTTTATTTGACCATCAACTCCCGTTGCTGATGTTGGGCTAGTTAATATAGGACTACCAAGGATTAGAATATCACAAGCAACACCCCCACATTCTGAGCTGTTCACGTCTAATTGCTGCGAAAAATAAGGAAAAGACTCTTGTAGCTGAAAATAAACTAATCCTGTACCGTCACAAAATTGGTAATTAGACTTTAATGTGTTAAGTAGGTTTAAATCAAATTTAGTATTGTAGTAACCTAAAGAACCTAGATCCGCAACGTATTCATTATAAAATATAGCACCCCCACTCGTTACCGCAACGTCGTTTAACTTGACTATTATTGTGTTTAATGTGTCACTATAATATATCTGAATTATATCATCTTCATTGTAAGATGATGCTGAATTATTTGTACATATAATACGCCCTAATAGATTATCCGCCATTTACTCGTTTGTTTTTAACCACTTGTTGGTTATAGACTTGATAAATATTATCTCCTCTTATCTCACTAGTACCTTGAATATTGACGCTTAAATTATTTTGACCTTGAAAATTACGTGATCCTCCACCACCAGAAGAACCGCCACCACCAGAAGATGTCGGCGAGCTTAAGTTTGAAGCCGCGTTTTGAACTGCCGCACCCGCGGCTATTGCTGCTGCACCTGCTGCTATGGCTACATAAGGGTTTGAGAAAGCTTTTTTAAACGCATCCATACTAACACCATACGCTATCAAGGCAGAACCTAGAGTTTTCAACCCACCTCCAATCACCTTAAACAATCCAGCAAAAGCGGAATCAAGCCCACCCGTCGCTAATCCTTCCGCAAAAGACCCAATAGCCTGTTCTAAAGACCCCTCAACAATTGCGTTAAGATCGCTTAGCCTAGCCTCAGACTGGCTATTAATTCCCTCATAAAATTCATTATAACGCTCAGTTATTTCATTTGCCTTATTGATTGGGAATTCAGGCATTGGAAATTCTAGAGACGTGTCAACATCTTTTTTAGCAACACTCATTGTTCCTAATGATTGAATTTCTTGCAATTCTCTTACAAGATCATTATATTCTGATTGATCTTGTTTTAACATTTTAAGAACATTACTAACAACTTGGAACTTATCAGCCATTTTAGATACAATTCTATCAGGTTCTAAGTCCATTAATTGCTTAAGCGTTTTTATTCCATTTGCTTGCGCAAGATTATATAGTTTTGTTGTTTCTAAAGCTGTCTTTTCTTCCTTATGCTGATCCCTCTTTGTCTTTAAAAGCCTTTTCAAAATCTCGTCATTAGATTCAAAAAGTCCAGCGGTTCCTGACAAAATCGCACTTAGATTAGTAAAAGTGTTTTTTATCAAGTTTGATATAACTCCATCTCCACTATCCATCGATGCGACAAAAGAGTTCCACGCGTTAGATAATCTATTTTGCGCCGCAGTTACTGTGTCTATTCTTTTAACTTTATCAGCTCCATAAGTTATTAATAGTTGATCTGCAAATTTAGGGAGGACATCTTCTGCCAAGACTTTTCCGGACTTTAATTGTTCATTTAGCTCTCGGGTTGTTATACCCATTGACTTTGCTAATATCTTGTAAGCACCCGGCAATCTTTCCGAAAGTTGCCCTCTAATCTCTTCTGCTTGAACATTGCCCTTAGAAATCATTTGCTCTAAGGCTCTAAAAGTTCCTTCTAACTGTTCATTACTAAGGCTAAGCATAGCGCCTGACCTTGTAATCTTATCAAATATTTGCTCTCCTTTTTCTCCTTCTAAAGACGTGTCTTTAATAGCTGCTTTAAACTTGACATATTGCTGAGTAAGGTTAAATATATCAACTCCGTAATTAGAAGCCGTTTTGCTCAAAAACTTCTGAGCATCTTGAAACTCGTAACTGGATTCTGTTACCGCTTGTAAAGACTTATTTAAAGCATCTGTTCTTTTTATAAGCTCAAATTGTGCTTTAGAAAAAGAACCAACCGCCGCAAGGCTTAAGCCAACGCCAAAGAACCCACCCAGCGCGGCAGTCGCTTGCTTAGACAGAGCCTGAACTTTTCTATTATGATATTTAAGCCTGTTTCTGCTATCAATAAGTTTCTTTTTCAGATCCTTGTTTTCAGCCCTTAATCTAATTATATAATCCTGACTTTTTGCCATTATTTTATTGCCCTGTCTAGTGCTTTATCAACGTGATTTGTTAAAGATTTATAAAACCTCCTTCGCGCTCTTGCTCCTACTTCATTGTTTGCTTTTTCGATGAAATTTCCATAACCTCTAAAATCGCCCCTTCTTGCCCCCGTACCTCTTGTAAATCTCTCTTCTTCAGATCCTTCACCCAGTAAAACCCCGTAACTCTGCACGCTCCAATGTCTTTTTCCTACCGGGATTGATTTTCCTTTTATGTAGACGTTCACTCCCGGATTGTCCTTGCTTCTGCTTGCAACTGTTCTTATATTTCTTTGAACGTATGCTGCCTTAGACTGCCCTTCTTTATTCTTCGCAATCCTACCAACCTTTGATTTGGCTCTATCTTTTACGATGTTTCCACCTTCTCTGGCCGCTGCACGTATTGCGCTAATCTTGATGTTTTTTGGAAAATCACGTAAAGCTTTATCAATTTTTTCGTTTCCGTATATAAACTTACTCATCCTTTCCTAATATTTTAAGCCGTAATTTTTTCTCTTGCTCTGTCTCCGGTCTTACTGTCGCGCTGTGTCTTTTGTAAATCTCCTTTTCATCTCCATCGATCTCAGGTATTACCCACAATTGCCACATATGATTTAACGGCATTACACCTGACCAGTATGGAGCTATTTGATAAAATGCGTTTCGCCTATCCCTAACCTCTATATTTAATTTTTCATCTTTTCTAGCTTTTAACTTCCAGTAAACTTTTAATGGTGTTAAGATGTTAAATTCATTTTGATCTATATTAAGCAAGCCAAGGGATAAATTTTCAAAGTCAACCCAACTAAAACCTAATCCCTCGGCATCTGCTTTTTTTTTGAATTAAAGTTTGTATTTACAAATTCGGCCGCCTCAATTATTTCCCTCATAAAATATCCTGAAATCTCCAAGGCGCCAACCCTTGTAAGTCCGCTTGAAAACTGTTTATAATCTAAATCCGGCGGCACTCCTTTAAATGCGCATCCTTCTAAATATCCTAAATGCCCTATAAATTCAGTAATCTCAAAATCGTCTAACCATTCCAAGGAATCGCCACTTAATGCGTCTTTTCCTTTTTCGCGATAAAGGATAGTGATCACCCTATTATTTATATTAATAAGGTGATCCTTTCCGTTTATTTTAATTGTAATCATGTTGGGTTTATTTTTTTATGATCCTATAATATTTATTATGCCGTTGTACTTTCTGTAAATTCTCCGGTCATTTGGTAGCTCATACTTACGTCTGCGTGTCCTTCGGATGGAAAGTTTACAGAAACGCTTGAAACCAATAAACTAGCCGCATACGTAGCATTTGCCGCAGTTCCTGTAGTCCATAATCCGGGAACTATTGTCCCTGCTTTTAAATCCGCAACAGATTGTGTTAATCCTTCTGTTGCGTCAAAGGCTAATCTAAAGTTAGCTGAACCCGTGCCAGTGTATCGCCCATAATCGTATTCCTTCGCGTCTCCCGTGCTTTGCTTTGTCGTGATCTCGTCAACATCTCTAGTCAACTCAAACGATGAATCTAATTGATTATCAATTACCGTCCCATCAATATTTAGACTAACTAATCTACCTCTAATTATCCCTGCTGTTTGTGCCATTTATTCGTTATTTATATTTTTTATTTCTTCCTGTACTTTCAAAAAAACTGATCGGCCTTGGCCTACGACTTCTTTTGCTATCTTATCATCTATAAGCTTTTTTGCTTTTTCAAAAGTAACGTTTGCTTTTCTACCTTTTGGAATTTCGTTTCCGTGCCTATCTTTTCCTTTTTTAATATATTCAATTATCATCTTGTTGCGTATATTTCGTAATCCATTTCCGCGCTTATTAGTTTTTTATTCGGAATGCTTAAATTAAAAGTTTGCGGCGTGCTAAACGCGCGACAATACATTAACTGACTGTTCACAGTGTCTTCATAGCCATCTAATACATTTCTAACTAACTCCAACAAACTAACAGCCCCAACTACTCCACCTGAATCATACAATCTTTGGGCGTAAACACTAACCGATATGATGTAAACATCCATTTTGGAGGTACTTGTCTTACTATCATTTGTGTCACCGTCTACAATGCTTAAAGCAATATACGCCGGCTCTTTACCTTGCGGTACTTCTTCAAGCCATATGCCGCCAGTAGCCGCACTGCTTACAGATGCGTTATTTGACAATATAGTGTAAACGTTATTAATCATTGTCTCTTGATTCGCATTCTATTTTAATATGCATTCTATCGTATCGGTCAATAGCTGTAATGTAGTAATTATCACTATCCAAAAAGATAACGTCCTCAATATTTATATTTCTATCTTGCTTTCTTATTATAAAAGACCTGTAATCCAATCCCACTACTTGACCTTCTTCTTCTTTTTCATTACTTTTTGATCCGGATTTGACTTCTTTCGCAAACACGTTAGTATATAAATCTGATAAGGAAATGTTTTGCTCTCCATCAGATTCAACTTTGACAGGTCTCTTTATCGTAAACCGTTGATCAAAATCTCCAATATTTAACGGAAATAAACTCATGAGTTATTAACATACACAATAGTAATATGATCCATTTCGGTAGTGCTTGTATTATCTTCCATCAGTGAAAACTTTTATTTTTTACTTGATTTAATAAATTAAAATCTGTAAATATTTTGTAATGATTAAAAAACATTTGGTAAAAAAAACTTTCGGTATAGTTACCCGGTATATTTACTTGTCGTGTCGCGTATAGCTCACCAATTAATATCATGCAGCCCGATATTAATTCACTGTATTCTGTTGCGTTTAAAGTATCCCCATCCCCAACAACATAAACCACTTCTACCGCATCTTCAAAATAACTATCAACAACCGGCCAATCCCCAGCGGTTTCAATTCTTTCAATTATACCGTAATCATTGCAACTATTTACAACCCTGTAATCCGTATCTTCAACTAGTGTTTGAAGTGTTCCGTTTTGATCTCTATATTTTAAAGATGTAACAGATTGTAAATTTCCTTTAGGTAAAAAAATAGACCGACCTTTATTGTATCTAGTAGAATCAGGGAAATCTTGAATCGTCATTTCCCAAGTCTGATTTATAAAAGATCTCCCGGTATATGTTTCCGCGTAACGAATAACCGCCTTAATATCTCTAGTTAATTTACTGCTATCAAAAGTATCATCTCCAAAAACCTGAGTAGCTGCGTCTTCTACAGTTATAAAGTCAGTTGCCGGCGCTATAGTTCTCTTAAGATTCATGTATAACAAATTTATACAATCTAACAGGAAGAAACACAATATTTAAAAATACGCATCCAAAGAACTGCAAAAAAAATATTGAGAAATCCAACCAAATTGTTTGACCTAAATTATAATCCTCGTTCATGTCTGCTCTATATGATCTTAAGCAATGATCGTCACCGTCAACAACGCTAAATGTAAAATCAACAAAGACCATTAAAATCTTAAATAGTCTTTTTCCGTTTTCAGCGTTCCAATATGTTTTTGCACTCATCGCAATATCTGTGCTTCCACCTCCTATTATAGAGTGTCCCGTTTGACTAACCCAATTCGCTAAACGCCCTAGATATGTTGAGTTATAATTAATCACTACTTTTTAAATATGTGTTTAAATCTACTTCTATAATAGCGTAACCTTCTGGATATACTATTTGTTGTCCTGTCGCTATTGCAAATTGATCTCTTGCGAAATCTAATGACTCTGTAATACCTCTCGTTCTTAAAATCGGTATTATATAAAATTCCTGCCCTATTAAGTTATTATCTATATCTGTGGAAAAGCCTAAACTATCTAAAGTATCTGGATTGTAAACTTTTGGTTTTTGGGATAACAATCTTTCTATTTGATCAACACTAAATGAAGGATTAGCAGTATAGGGATTACATAGCAATCTTTCTTTATAAGTACCATTAGTAATTTGATCGCCTAATACTGTCTCTCCATCTTCATTTAAAACTAATTCATAAGCTGGAAACACATCTCCAAGCCTCCCAGCCACAGCGTCAGGCAGTGAACTATCGAATGATTTTACAGGCAAAAATGATTGTGAATTATTAGTATTCATTAGTACAGTGTCTTAATATAATTAAATAATACTGATGATGTATTACTTGATATTTGAACGGAATAAGTAATGAATGGAATAAGAATTCCGTCAAATCCTTCTTTTACTCTAAGTGATGTTAATGATACATCCGTTGCGTTTTGTAGTTCTACATAGTGCCACGATCCATCTGTGATCGTGTTGGTTGATAAATCTACTGTTATGCTAGAAAAATCAGCAGATGCAATAGCGCTGGATGTCAGATTTATGTCATTACTACCCGTTTCAAATATCGTTTGATTTGTGCTAGCGTCTGCTACATAAATAGCAAAAGCAAGTGTTCTAGTATTCCCTACGCTTATTGCTGTTGTTCCTCCGTGCAAGCCCCCTAAACAGTTTAATCGTCCTGTTTTCCAAGGGTTTGATATCGGATTACCTTCTATATCAATTGTGCTGGTTGCATAATTTGATATTATAGTTCTTCCGCTGTTTATGTTTATGCCTCCTAACGCCTTTTGATAGCCATCATATAAGCCATTTACAGCCGCATCATAACTGCCTGCACCCGTGGTGCTAAACGTTCCATTTCCCCCTGTCCCTTCATTTATAGCTATATTTCCATTTAAAAATTCGCCCTCTTGTAGTCTTAAATTAACAACTACTGTTGATCCGGTTGGTATTGATTGCTGTGGATTGTTATAAACCTCAGATACTTGCGCGTCTGTTAATTCGTGATTGTAAACTTGAAATATTTGATTAGAAGAACTACCATAAATTGGTGACGATATTCTAATTCCTCCAATTATAAAAGAATCAACATTAGCATCAATCAACACGCTAGACACTGTTAATGTTTCTTTCGAATTATTGTAGAAAACTTCAATTGTTGTTGCGCTTTGGAATACTAATACAACTTCGTTGAAGTCATTCGAATTGGATGATGAAAAAGACGTGTTGTCTGTATTCAATGTTGTATTTCTTCTTTGTATAGACAGAACATCTGATGTGAGTGAAACCAACCCGAAATACCGATTAAAATCGGTGTCGCTGGCGACTGCAAATAATTGATTCGTAGTTGCTTGACCGTGCTTATCAAATCGGACTCTTGATCGAATTGAAAATGGGTATGTAAGAGTTTCATTTAATGTTCCTATGACTCTATCACTAGTCGCTGATACAAATTTAATACCACTGCCTGTTTTTAATTGCATGTGAGGCGATCCAACCTCATTTTTTAGCTGATCTGTTGATGTAGGCCATTGATTACGAGGTAATACTTGCCCTTTGGTGTAAAACCTTACATTGTCAAGATTAATAGATGTACCATCTTGGAATATATCTGACAATACTTCTGATAATACATCTGTTAAAATCATAATTCGCTTGGCTTAGTCATAGACACGTAAAGAGAAGGGCTTGTTGCTCCTGATAAATTAACCCTAACCCATCCATTCCAATTAACTATTTTAACATTAGAACCGGAATCAAAGTTACCATTCACAACGTCAACAAATGTACCATCTGATGAATCCGACACCTGAACTTTAGCAGTTCCACTTCCATAAGTGCCTCTAATAGTTATAGCTAAATTATTTCTGCACTGCCTTGCAATTGTGTTGCCATTACCTGTTAATGTTACTGAATAACTCATTATTTATTTTTTTTTGGCCTACCTCTTTTTTTAAAAGACGATGTTTCTACATTATCACCGTTAATTTCTATTACTTTTCTTTCTTCAAAATCTCCCGATATATCCTCCGCCGTGTTTTCCTCAAATTCATTATCAGGAGCTGTTATTATTTGATTTTTATCGAACTGATAACTAGCCCCAGATTGACCGGAACAACTACCATAATACCTCATTTTATATTTTGCCATAATTTTTAATTAAAAAAAAGGAGGAATAAACCTCCTCTTTATTCAAACAAGTAAAACAAATTATGATAATCAGATATTTTTCGGTATCTCTTTAGCAAAGCTACTCACAACGTAAGCCCCTAATATTGCGTCCCCTGAACCCGCGTCAACAATAGCGACACCTATGTATTTTTTTCGACCCTTATATCCCGCGTAATAAGTTGTGTCATCATTAGACGATATGACCGCAAAATCTTGACTAAACCCTGTCGAAAAATCTAAATCCGTAGACGAAATATCCGTCCAAGCCGAATTGTCGTCAGACTCTTGCAACTTAACACTTATCCCGTCTGCCGTGTGTGCGCCTACTTCCAGAACAAAGCATTGTCCTAAATAGTCGGCGACCTCAACGCCTGCAACAGATACGGAAGCGTTTTTTTGCCCGTATGTTGCCAATCTCTTATGATTAATATTTGATTTTAAATCTTTAGCTCCCATTTTTTTACTTTTATGCTGTTCTTAAAATTGAAAATGCGCCCTGTGCTACACTATTTGTAGACCTTGTAACCGTTGATAAAATCAAATCAAACAATCCTGTAACTCTTAGTGCTTGCGCGTCTGTAGTAGCAAGGTTTACGCTAGCGCTATCCTCATTAGTGATAATACCCTCTTTTAATCTGTCTGCAGTCAAAGTTCTACCCGTGGCGTAAGCAACATATGAAGGATTAAAAAATGCACACGCCGTTTTTCCCGATCCGTCCACAATAGGAAAAGCCTCACTAGTTGCTATTCTGTAACCCCATAAACTACCCGCTGGTTGTAATTCGTTAGGATCTCCGTAAATATATTTACCCTGACCGTCTTTTAATTTTCTTAAAGTGAAAATCATGTTTGGATGCATTACATAAATACCGCCTGATCTTGCACCGGGGGCTACATTCTCCTGTGGGGCTAGAAAATTATCAGCCGTTAACGCTCCAAAAGTAGCATTACCTGTAGCTGTTGCAACTCTAACATAATTAGCTGATCCGGCTAATCCTTCAAGTCCTTTTATACCATTATAGGTACTCGTTCCGTCACCATTGAAAAACGTATTGTCTTGGACATATGCGTAACCTTCTGCCAATTTATCCATTATGATAGGCATTAATCGCGCACCTACTGATTCGTCTACCTCGTTTGTCCAATCGATTATAGCTCCCCATTTTAAGGCTTTTAATTCGATTCCTCCAAGATTAAACCCTGATCCTGTAATAGCTCCCCCTTGACTTACAGCCGAAAATGCTGGTCTGCCAAGTATTTGAGGTATTTTCAAAGAACCCTGTGAAATATCCCCAAAATTAGTAGCATTAGCAGGAATAACCCCGTAAGTCTGCATAATGTCCATTATCTGGCTAGATATTGATTGAGGTAAAAATACCCCTCCTTTAGGATCAAGCAAAGTGCTAAATGATCTCTTTTCTAACTTATCACCTTTTAAAATATCATCATAATGGCCACCCTCTGCTAGTGATCGCTGTGCTTCTTCTCGTTCGTAAGCATTGCCAACCATGTTAGCCTGAATCAAAGAAAACGTTTTAGCATTACGATACTCTTCTGTTTTTTTATTATCGTTCGTGACTTTTGGCTCTTGCGATCTTTTAGAAATATCTTCAATTGTCACTTTTGGAGTGTCAACGATAGAAGACTTTCTCTTTTCTTCGTCTAAAAGTTCATTTAACTCACTTCTCATATCTGAGATCTCAGAAGTTAAAGTAATAGAGCTTTGTTTTTCTTCTTCTGTCCTAGCTCTTTTCTCTTGATCAAGCTTAGACCGTAATTCCTTCAACTCTTTTTCTTTTGCCGGAATCTCTTCTTTTAAATAATTAATCCTGTTCATTTATTTTAATTTATAACCCTAAATTCATTAGTAATTGATCAAACTCGTATTGATCGTTTAAGTACTCTTTTTCGTTTTTATTATCCTTGATATTGTTTAATGATCTAGCCGCAACGCTTGTGTCTTGATATGCTGGATAAGTAACAGGCGAAACATCATATAGCCTTTCAACCTCAGTTATATTTCTTACATCTTTTTCTAATCCATTTTCATCACTAGCGTAAGTCCACTCTTCTTTTTTAATTTTAAAAGCAAAAGAACTTTTAGTTACATCGCCACTTCTGATAGCGTCTTGTAAATCTTTAGCATATGTCCTGTCTGGCGTGTTGTATCTATAACCCAAATCTCCTGATTCAGTAAGAAACAATTCTAAAGTCCCCTGTCCGTTATTTGATCTAGCCAAAGGATAGTTTGGATCATGATTAAATAAAGCAACTACATCATCGCGTAATACATTATCAAAAGCGCCTCTCGATATCCTTTCCTCAAACCAACCTAAATCAGTACTCTTTTCAACAACAGCCGCAACGCCTTGAATGGTATTACTATCATCATCGCTCCTAAACTCAATGTTAGGAGTGATAAAACGCCTTTCAGCGCCATCTATCCCTTTTATATAATCCTTATTCATTGTTTTGAATAACCGTTTATTTTATATTTCTTTAAAATACCCTCAATTTCTTGCTTTGCCCTTTGCTCTGTTTCAATTGATGATCCTATGCTTTCAATGTCAACCATAGCCCCCTGAACAAGGTAATTTTCACCAATGCCCGTGTTACCTTTTGAGTCTTTTTGTTTTGGTCGGTCGTCTAAGGCTCGCCATTCGTCTGCGTTTATTATTCCGCTTGTTCGCTGCGCCTGTAGATAGGCTGTTTGAGCTTGAATATCTCCTCGGAGTAGTCCGTGCATGTTAAACTTAACGTATTGAGGTGATTTGCTTTGTTTGTTTCTTTCTGAAAAAAGCTTTTCGTTAAATTCCTGCTCCAAGCATGTCAAAATAGGCTGTAATGTAAATTTTACATGATTTAAAGCTTGTTGCTCAGCGTTTGAATAGTTTGAATTCTTGTGGTTTGACAACATTGAAGGTTGTATTCTCCAAAGCCCAATAGTCTGCGTGTCTGTCCACTCGGTTAAAGAAACAATCTCCGAAGCTTCCGGCGAAATCATTAATTGTTCGTATTTCACACCACCTTTTAAAAATGGCGTTCCGCTTATGTTGTCACCGCGAACCGCGGCATTCCAAGCTACTTTAATGTCATTTTCTTGTTCGCTTGTTGCATTTTCAGCGTATAAATAGCCCGGTATCTTGGTATTTGTTGTACGTCCTGCGTACTGATCTTGCTTTTTCTTTAATCCAATGAGATTCGCGTTGTATTCTATCTTTGATATGCCTTTTACTTCATCTAAAACAAATGATCTATAATGGATAATATCCCTAGCTGCAATCATCCATTTACCACCGTCAACTTGATAAAATAAGTCTCCTTCAATTATTTTAGGCTCAACCCTCCAAGGGGCTAATCTGACTAGCTCTGTAGGTTCGTTTCTTTCATTTCTAAAAATATAAGCGTAACTATTCCCCCATCCTTCACCAAAAAAAACCATCCCATACATGAATTGCCAAGCGTTTTCATACCGGTTCGGTTTTTTGTTTAATAATTTGGTTATGTTGTTGGTTATTACCTCTTTTCCATCTTCTGTTTTTTGCCTTACCTGACAAGGTAAAGTTGCAGTATCTTGACTTAAAATATTTAAGCAACCCCATACAGTACCCATTTTAGATCCAAGCTCTGAGGTTACATTAATATCCGTGTCGTTTTCTGTATTACCAGAAAACCAATCGTTAAAAGATGAATATCCACCCTCACCGAAATTGAAAGATTGCCCCCTTTTCTCAGACCCTCTAAACGCTTCTATTGCGCTTACTGATCTTAATAAAAGTCTACTGATAAAAGAAGGTTTATTAGAATTGCTCAAAAATATTTCTATTTATTAAAGCAATAGTATTGTTATTTCATTTTAAATTATGTAAACATTGTTGTAAAAGATCTACCAAACACCTTTTGCATGTTTTTTGCCTTAATTATTGTGCGTAATTTGGCTTTACTGGTTTATGTTTTTCAATCATTTTATATTTAATCCTTAAAGTCTCCTCAATTGTATCGTCTTGTTTCCATCTCTTTGAGCAAAACCATAAAACATCATCAAATAACATATCTTTATCTCTAAGATGCTCTATTAACCTTCTTCTTATGCTTTTACTCATTCCTATATAAACCAATTGATCTTTATAAAAAAGATGGTATATACCCAATTTATCTGGTATAATCTCTTTTCCAAACAGATAATATACCTGATCTAGATTAAACGGAACTCCAATAACATTACCATCTACAATAAAAGGATTTGATTTACTTATTCCTTTCAATAATTCTTTTCCTATATATTCCATTCTTATCCTTCATGTGTTCATAATAATTAAAAACCTTCCTTCAAATCTTTGCAATACCCAAAAGCGTCTTCATAATTTTCAAATTCAAAAACAGCAAAATTAACATCATAATCTGTATTTCCATCTAAGTGACTTTCGCAGAAGTCGGCAATATCATCCCATTTGTGACTAACTAGAAAAGTTCTTTGTTCATTTCTTAAATATTCATCTGACAAGCCTCTAAAATTTTCAAAACAAACAAATACGCTTTTTTCTAAATCCTTTTTTTCAAACCAGTGAAAAAAAAGCTCTTGAGCATCATTTACGAGTTCGTTTTTAAGAACGTTTTTAAACGAATAAGTAGGTAGAATGTTGACTGTTTGTTTTTTATTGTATAATGTTAATTCTATTGTAATCATAATTTTTATTTTAACTCAACATGTTTTTATAATATCTATTCTTTGCGCTTCTAAAGCTTATGAAATCGCAATGAGGCTCTTTTATTCCTGTGTTTTCTCTAAATTTATTTACTGCGTCATGATATCGTAGAACTTCCGTTTTTTCTCTAGAATCTTCAAATAATTCAAGAATTAATTCAAATGATGTTTTTAGCTCCATTAGTTTAATATTGTTATGCCTATATCAGATGTTTTTTCATCCTGCTCTCGGTGATTTCTTTCTGTTTCTGCCGTTAAATATGCTGAGACAATATCTATTTTGTTGTGACCTCCTTCTTTTGTGGGAAAGTAATCTCCTTGGTCGCCAATCTTCATAACGACGTTTGAAAAATGCCATCTTGTCACCGGATTTTTAAAGAAGTGATACTGTTTTTTTTCCAAAGCTGCCTCTGCTGTTACGACTGCCGGACTTAATTTGTAACCCTGTGCGGTTGGTGTACAAATCTCCTCATAGCCAGCCTTTGCAATCGTGGTTATCACTCCTGAATAAGCATATTTAACGTCAAAGCCAACACCCTTAACGTTTACTTTCTTCATAAATTCTAAGGCTTTATCAGAAACAATATCATGATCAATTACGTTTCCCGGATGAACTATTAGCCATCCCTCCTCATTCCATTTTCTATAATCAACATGATCTTCTGTACTGTTTAGTTTGTCCTCTGGTATATGTGACTGAACATAATAAGCATGTACCCCCTTTTTAATGTTTGGAAACAAATAACCAATCGCTGTTATATCTTTAGCCTTAGATAAATCAATGCCCGTATAACACTCTTTCCCCAATAAATCATCATAACTTATATCGTGTTCGTTTTCGTTAATCACCCTACTGTCAACCCATGTCACAGCCGAATCAACCCACACGCCACAATTTTTAATTTTAACAGATGCCATTGTTGCACCTCCTTTATTTTTAGCGTCTTTAATTCTATCATCTAGATAGCTACGCATTGTCTTAGAGTAAGGAAGCATCGGATTTGCTTTTTCGTAAAATTCTGGATTATCCCAGTCTTCCTCCTTATCTTGCTCGTATAGTAAGGCTAGAAACCTGTCATTATCTATTACTCCATCGAGAATTTTTATTGATTCCTCTCTAAATACTGTATACAGAGGCCAGTTTTTATGGACGCCTGGGCTACTAATAATCAAACCCAAAGGGTTCATTCTAGCCCCCTGCCCTGACTTCATTGTTTCAATAAGCAAAAGGTGTTCTGTCTCATGTAGTTCATCGATTACGTACATTGAAGGGTTACCGCCATCACCCGGATCTTTGGGCATTGCTTCAATTTTACCTTCTTTTTCAACATCTTTTAGAAATATTTTATTTGCCTCCCCTCCGTGGTATCTTATGTGTAAGCTATTATTTAAGAGTTCTTGAAGGACTGGACTTTTTTCTATTAATCTTCCTGTTTGTCTAGTGCAGATTAAAGCCTGTTCTCTACTGTTTGCCCCTTGCATAATCATTGGAAAGTCGTCTAGACCGGCTATTAATTCATATAAAGATATTGCTGCGGCATAAAACGTTTTTGCGTTTTTTCTAGCAACTTGTAAAAGCATTTCTTTAAATCTTCTTTCACCAGATTCTTTGTAATAAAATCCGTAAATCTGTTGAAGCCAAAAGGCATGCGGCAAAGGTAACTTTACAGGCTTCTTTAATTCAGGTACATAAATTATCTTTTCAAACCAAAAAGTTATTTTTTCAACTTCAATAAGGTTGAAAATTAAATCATCTCTAGTAAGGTCGTGCTGAAATCTTTTGCATGCTTTTTTTATAAACTCACATGATATTATTTTACCATCTATTACTTTTTGTGAATAAATAAATGATTTTGTTTGTTTTACTTGTTTTGATATTTCCATCTAAATCATAAATATAGTTTTTTTTCTTTCGCTGATTTTACATCATGGTATTTTTTAGAGACAAACCAAAGGTTTTCTATAATATCATGGCCGTATAGTCTAACCTTTTTTTTCAAATCTAAGAAATCATTATTATCGTAATTATTCGGCTTAATTGCCGCTTCAATATTTTTTAATCTTCTTGGGATTATATGATCGACAACCGCATATTTTCCAGCTAATTGTATTACGCCTTTTTCAATCAACAATCCCTGACAAATACCTTTATCTCTTATTTTAACCAAATATCTTTTATGCTTCCAATCTTTGCTTTGATAATATTTGTCATTACCCCTATGGCTTTGTTTTTTGACGACTTTCTTAAATCCTATCCTTACCATTGTTTAATTTATATTTAATTCAATCATAATTTTTCATATTTAAGAGTATAACTAATTGATATTGAGGTCATTCGTCCTGTGTAAAGTGGTTTATAGGAGGTTGTTA